GAATCCTTTCCCGTATTGATTTAGTGCTTTTAGTGTCATATAACTTATTTTTTAAAACCTGTTAGTCCTCGAAAGTTTTCTAACCAACCTTCTGTATTTTTAGTAATTCCTTCTATCTTATCTTGATCAAGTAGGTGCAAAAATGCCCCTGTCCTTAAACTAGGTATATCCTCCTTCACTATATCTAATATAGCATTTTTTTCTCTATCATCCAACACTGTTTCATGTAAATTCATCAATTCGTAATTAGTCTCAACTCTATCCCAATTGTGAATTATTTTAGCAAAAATCTTCTTAGGTTTTTTAACTTCCATTTGCTTTTCGCAATGATCCCATACATCTTGTAATGTTGCATTTATATCATATGCAAAACTTTTCCATTCAGATAGTATAGTCTTTATTCCTAATCCTTTGACTCCTTGCAGGTTATCTGAGTTATCTCCTAGTAGTGCTTTAACTATGTTGTAATTCTCTGGTAATACCTTTAGTTCGTCAACTATATTACCACTATTAAAGACTTTCTTCTTTATAGGTGCATATACGTTAATATGCTCGTTAACTAGTTGTAAGAAATCTTTATCAGATGATACTATAGTGATTTTTTTACTATTCTTAGAGGCTTGTTTAGCGAGGTATGCGATTATATCATCAGCTTCTAATTTCTCTAACATTATTTGTTGAATAGGTAAACATTCGAGATAGTCTTGTGTTCTATATAGCTGACCTATCAAAGCTTCTTGTTCTTCTGCTTTAGTATCGTAAAGTCCCCAATGAGTTATCCTTGAGGTTGCTCTGTTGGCTTTATAGTTAGGGTCAATATTTTTTCGGTTTGCTGAACCTCCTTTTCCATCCCATACTACCACCACTCTAGTAGGATCAAAGATACGTGTTACATATCCGAGTGATCGCATAAAGCCTACCAAACCTCCTATGTGTTGGCCTGATGGATTCATTGCTTTTAGTAAAGAGAAGCTGCGAATTAACATATTCATAGCATCAATTACAAGTATGTGATCGTTTAATTCTCTAGGCGGGGTTTCTTCAAGGTTATTCAGGATATCTGTATAACTCTTCATTAACCTATCTTCTTCATATTAACTGTTTCCTCTTCTGTATCTCCTTCTTCTATTAAGTCGAATTTATCTGATCCAAGAAGTCTAAACCACCTGTCTTTATGTTCTGCTTTATAGTTGTCGATTGCTTTTTTATCGTCTTCTATAAATCCGTGAGCAGTCATTACTATCTTACCCCTTGATTGAACACCTCCAATATGATTTTTCTCTATCTGTACATTGGTCTTCTTAGCAAACTCTACTTGCTTACCTTTATTAATCGCTTTAATTTTAGAGGTACCTGGATTAGTTATGTTACCGAAGGTTATAATAAGTGTAGCATCGTACCACATTGTCATCCCGTTTTTATTCTGTAATTTAGGTTGGCCCATTGGGTGTTCAGGTTTCTGAGTCCATACTTTGTTAATAGCAATAAGGCTGTTAGTATACTTGCTTCCTTCTTTTCTTGATAGTAATATTTTCTGATTCATATTATTACCGAATTGAGTAGACATCGCACCTGCATTCCATTCGTTGTTGTTCTTATTAGAACGTACAGATAGTTCACATGGTACCGATCCTATAGAATCCCACAAGAAGCATAGGTCATAAGGTAAGTTACCTTTCGCTTGTTCGTCCATTAGGTCTGCCATATAAACAGCAACATCCTCTATGGTGTTCAAGGTACCTCTATCAGCGTATAGAAAGAATCCTTCGTAATCTATGATCTCCCCTGTACTTTCATCTACCATTTCTTCAAACTCAAGTCCCATCTCTCGTACGTGCTCCCAAGACCATTTCATCTCAGTAACGATGAATACCGGTAGTATACCTTTCTTCTGGCATTGTACCGCTGCTTCCACTAAAGCGGTAGTCTTTCCTGTATCACTGTGTCCTCTAAGTAATGTAATATGTCCTTCAGGATATCCTGGTAGTGATGTGATCTCTTGAAGAGCAGGAGACATTGGAATGTATCCCTGTTCTTTGAACTTTACAGAAGTCAGAGCGTACCCTTTTTTCTTTTTAAAGTTTCCTAAATTAAAAGACTTCTTGATTGAATCAGAAGCCTTTTGTTGTGTCTCTTGTTTACTTGCCATTATTCGTTGAATAAGTCATCAAATTTACTAACTGTGTCTTTGTTGCCAGCCGTAGCTGTTTCCAAAGTAAAGTCTGTTTTTTGTTGACCTAAGCTTTCTGGCAGTTTATCTGTAGTTTTACCCTCTTTTGCTGGTGGTGTTTCTTCCACAGCAGCGTTTGGATCTAAATACTCTTTTAATTTCCTTTTTACGAAATCATAGTCGTATTCAGTAAACGATCCGAGTGGTTCTGGTTGTTCTTTCATCCAAGCCTCTACTAACTCACTGTTGTCAGATAGTGCTGTCTGTTTAGGCTTAATCCTAACCGTAGTTTCAGGGTATGGATTTCCTTTCTGCATCTCTACTACCATATCCCATCCGTTGATTACATCGGTGAAGTCCTCAATATCCTCATCTTCAGCTAAAGCTAATAATGCTTTATAGATTGTTACTCCGAACCCCCATAATCTAACTCCTTTCTCTTCTTCTCCTCTAACTACTACAGGAGCAAAGATTCGTGTTTTTGGTGAGATTTTCCCTGATAATGACCAATTATCTTTATCACTGGTCTTCCTTAACTCCTTTACAAACTCCTCAACTGGATCTTGTTTTCCGAAATTAGACAAAGCGATCATGGGATACTTCCCGATACCGTAATGGAATTTCAATTCTGTGAAAGGATAGTCCGGGTTCAGAGCGGAAGGCACAATACGTATTGTCTGTTTACCTATTTCTGGTTTCCAGAATAGTTTTGAATAGTCGGTCTTTTCTCTATCTTGACCGTTGTTGTTTAAAGAGTCTAATTTAGCTTTAATTGCATTAATGTTCATATATAACTGATTTTAAATAATTACTTATTGTAAAGATAAGAAAAGTACTCCTAAGGAGCAACTATACTTCTATAATTTTATGTAATTTTGTACTTACCTGTCTTAATTCAGGTCCTTTAGTTAGTAATATATTGTTGCGGTAATCTTGCCAGTTTACCCTGTATGTTGTATCTAACCTACCGTCGTTGAGGGATTTTATTAGCGTATTCAATGCATTTATTGTATATAACGTATTTGTTTCTTTTTTCCTATGTACAAGTATTGTGTTTTCTAGGAACTCTCCGACATTTCCGAAATCTACATTGTATGTACACATGTACTCGTCTTGCGTACTAGCGTACAGTACGAAGATCTTATTATATAGTATCTTGTATCTACTCTGTATAGTTGTTAGTACTTCAGATAATGTACTTTCTGTAGTGAATGTACAGAAAAGTTTATTACTCATGTCTTCGCTGATAAAGGGGTGTTCGATATCGTAATCGAACTTACATATTTTGGTGTCTGTTAACATAAATAAATAGTTGTTTGTTTCTATAACATTAAATCCTTACTGTACTTAAATTTTACTGGATATTTACCTTCTCCTTCCATAATGTTCTTTATGTCTTCTAAAGTATTTTTCCCATCTTCTTTAGAGAAGTCAAATAATATAGCATCGTACGTATACAACGTTATAAAAGTATTTTTATCCTGAAGGTATCGTAGTACTTCTTTTAATATAGTGATATTGTTTGAGGTTTCCAACGATTGCATCATATAGTTCATTAACTTTGCTGGGTGCATTTCTTTTAGTTCTTTTGTAAAAGGTTTTCCAGTTTGTGGGTTACATACGTACCCTTCTTTTTCAAACATTCCCCACATCTCATCTATATACGATTGTATTAATTTAAATATAGGTAAATGGTTATGTTCGTCTGGTATTTTCCCGTAAATCGCTTGGAAGTTTATCTGTTTTGCTAAGTTGTACTGTTCTTCTGTAATGTTATCTGTATCGAAGTAATTTTTTGCTAATTGTTTGTGAGCTGATTCTTCCGTTAAGGTATACTTAATCTGATCACTAAGCAAACGCAAATGATAGCCATCAAAGTCAAATTCCACAAAGTAGTCGTTTTTTGGTTTAAAACACTTTCTGTATTCTTCTGATTTGTTAATAGCAGCAAAGTTAACGCTATTAAAGTTATTAGTTGGTCTAGATGTTGCATTATATAGGTTGTAGAGAGAGTATACGGATGAGTTGTGTGTGTTATGTATTGGGTTCCTCGGCTTGTGCACTTCGTTAAAATCCTCCTCTATTATACCTATTCCGTTTTGTTCGATTAAAAAAAATACATTTGTTGCGGTGTTATTATAAAAGTCGAATCCCGTTGGTACTACTGTACTGTTACTTATACATATCTCGGAAATAAAAGGTTTTATTGATTCGTAGATTATTTCACATCTCTGGTATATTTTTGATATAGGTATTATGTTATTAATATCTGGTTTACTTTCGTATTTCCTGTAAAAGTTATCTATAGTGTTATTTGTATTTTTATACTCTAACCTTTTATAATACTTCATTGAGTATAAGAGGGAGATATCTATAGCTTCCTGTAGATTAAAGTGATACAGTAGGGTTTTCTTATTTAGTGTATATAGTGAGAGTGCTTTTTTTAGCAGTTCGTAGATACGGTCTTTTTCTATATTAATGCATTCACTATGTTGGATAGGTATTATGTATCCTCCCTCTTCTCCTACTGGTTTTATATATACTGCAACAGTAGTTGTTAATTTCGGGTGGTAGAAGTCATTAGAGGATACTACTTCTATAAAACAGGGAGTTTTCTCTATTACTAACAGTAGTGAGTTTATTTGCTGTAGAGATTCTATTATATAAAACATTCTTATAACCTTTTGTTATATGTAATATACGTAGAATATAATTAGTTTACAACTATTTTGAGGGAGAAGGTATGTTAAAGGAGTTATTTTCTTGCTTTGGCTTTTCTTCTTCCATTTTATCTGCAGGAGTTGGTGTAACGAACTCTGCATAGTCTACCACTACTTCTTTTAGTCCTTTCATTGTCTTGTCCAGTTCCATAACAGCGTTTTTATTTACATTTCTAGCTCCTATGAATACATTCCCTTTCACTGTAATATCGCTTACGGGTCCTTGTAATTTCCATTCTAGTTTTGAAAGTTTTTCAAAGGGACGTATGTTTTTTGATTTAGTGTCAAATGTCTGTTTAGATATTTCTATAATCTTAGCTTTGTTTATCTGCAGGAAGTACCTATAGAATTTATCTGCTTCGTAATCTTTTTTTGCTGGTTTGACTACGGTAGGGAGGGTTGGGATTGTGGTTTCTTCTGCAAATGTACCCTCGGTAACATTTATTGTTAATTTTTCTGCATTAGAGAAGTCCCCGAATGCAGTATCGCCTTCCGGTGCATCGTAGTACTCATTAGCAGATGTTTTTATTACTGTCGGTTTGCTATATCTTGTTCCGAACTTATTTAATAAGAACGGAGCTAAGTTGGTAGCTATTTCGACAAATTGAGATTTCGGTAAATACATTTCTTATATAGTTTTAAACAGTGCCCCAGTATTCCCAGTGCCATAATTCATCCATTGAACCACCGTTGTTTGAAAGCCTCCAGGGGTTATACCATCCGTACTTCTTACCTATCTCTGCCATCTTGGTATAGTCCGGGGATTGTATCCTTCCGTTAACGTTAGTAGTTAGGTTTGTGCTTCCTCCTACCACTTGGTAGAGATTTCCGAAGTCTAATGCTCCTGCCCATCCATGTGGTGATCTACCCGGGGATGCAGATCTACCAGAATCTAATCCTCCTTGGTGTTGGGAATTTCTATACCCGCTTGTTACTCTGTAGAATACTCCTTGTGATTTCATTTCATCTCTCCATTCATACCAAGCTTTGGCAGCTGCAGGATGCAACATATACTCCGGTCTACCTGTTTTAGGGTTAATATAATATCTTGCAGCTCCTTGTGTTTCCCCGATAAACTCTAGATTACCTAAATCTAAGAGTCCATTAAAATTTAACTCTCCTTGTAGTTTCTTTGCTAGAGGTGATGCTGAGTAACTTATACCTCCTACTCTCCCTGTGTTAATTTTTGGTGCAGGATCTAATTCGTTAAGTTGTTCTGGTGTTGCAGTTACTCCTGTCAATGGATCTACTGTGGTTATTCCTTCTGGGGTAATCGTACTTGCGGTTGTCTCCGGTCTTGGTGATGGTGTTTCTTTACATTCATCTAAAGGTGTTGTTCTTATACTGTAGAACTGTGTTTTTACTGATGTCGTCCATTTGTTTCCACTTACATCATGTGATAATCCGGTTAGTATAAACCCGAAATATTTACTATACCTTTCAGGTAGTACTCCTTTCTCTACAGTAAATGCTTGCCCTATTTTTAATCCTCCTATCCCTATAGTTGTAAAAGATAATTCTACTGGGATTACTCCTGGTGGTGGTTTTGGGTTTTCTTTAGGTTTGTAATAATCATCTAAGACGTACTTACTGCAATATTCTTTATGTCCGCTTTTTAAATTATTATGATCCTCTTCTTCGTAGTCTACATCGCTCCATCCTGAAAAAAGACCTCCCTCTCCACCTTCGCTAAATTCATCAAAAACATCTGTAACCTCTTCTGCCCATTCTACTACTTTTTCAAGTTTCTTAATAGCTTTTTTTTCTGCTTCTTCGCTCTGTTTATCAAACTCATCCTGGGTTATTGTTTTTATAGGAATTGTTCTGTCTATTAGTCCTGAGTTCCATTCTAGTAGGGTACTTACATCTTCATTGTAGTTATTACCTGCTCCTTGTGCCGCTATAGATACTTGTGCCCCTATTTCATTAGAGATTTTACTACTGATTCCTAAGTTGGTTATAGTTGATTTAAGTCCTGTAAGTGGTATCATCGAGGGGAGTTCTCCTACATTGTCTCCACTAGGTGTCTTTTTTCTATCTATAATATACCACATATCGTGTTCTTCGTTGTAGTACTGGTCTAAGTCGTTTATACCTCCTAAGCTATCGTTTAATGTGTTTAATATCCTACTAACAAACGCTTGCATGTTGTGATCTGTTTTAGTTTCTGATTTTAGTAGATCGTCAATAGTTGTGCTTAGGTAATGTGTTGAGATAACTATATTAAGTATGTCGTCTGAGTCTCCTTTTATTATCTGTTTGTTTAGTTGTTTTTTAATCTTATTTACCGGTCCTAAGTCTAATTGGTTTACCTGTCCTATTCCGGTACTATTTAATATCTGTTCTATCTTATCTGAAAAGAGTAATGCTATTCCTCCAGTTAAAGATACAGCTGCCGCTACTGCACTGTAAAATAGTATCTTTGATACGCTTGTAATTTCTGTTGGAGCAGTAAATTCTTTAGGAAGTATCCCTTTCATGGGATCTATTGAAAAGTGGCTATCTGTTGTAACGTATTTTGCAATTTGTTCGTAAGGCCCGGTGGGTTTTGAGTCTGTCTGTCCTGTATAGTACTTTATCAACTTATACTTACCCTTGTTCTCCTCATCATCACTTGCAGGGTTTACAGGGGATACGTAATTATTATAGAAGTCAAGAAGTGTTCCTAAAGTTATAAACTGCCCCCTATCTTCAAAGGGCCCTAAATCTCCTGAGGTGTCTAAGTCGAGCCAAAATCCGTTGAATTTCTGTAATTTACTATAATTACCTTTCTCTTTACTGTTTAGTTCATTTATTAAGTCGATTTCAGTAAACGAAGTCTTTTTTACTTTGGCTAAGTCATGAAAGAACTTATGAAATGGACTAACTAACTCTCTTGTATCTTTAGTTTCTTCGTTCTTTACCTCTAATGTGTTTGCTGGGTCAAATTTAATAGACATTGATTCTAAAATAGATCCTTTTGAAATTAAAGTAACTTCACAGTCGTACCCTCCGTCTTGTCTATAGCTCCAGTTAAAGTTTTTAACGTACCCATACATTGCATCGTAGTTGTTATCGTTATCTTTTCTCTTTTGTGATAAATCCTCTTCAATCTGTCTACCGGTTTTACAGCTATTAGTTAAAAAGTCATTATATAAACTTCCTACTCCATCTTTCTTGAGAATCCCATCATTAGTAATGTACATACTATGCCCCCATTCTAGTAACATAGAATATCCCGGTCTTAAGTACAGTGCTTGAATAACCTCTAGATCTTCTAGTGTCCAAGCAGTAATCTTTATCTTTGCTTCTCTTAATGTTCCGTAAGTGTTTTTAGATTCTATAGAGACTGTCTCTATTCCTGGGGATGGCCTGAATCCTAGAGAGGCGTAATTGTTGTATTGGTTTGTTCTTGGTTGACCGGCTAAGATAGTCTGGTCATCGTTTAGTATTATTGGATTGTAATTAGGTGTTGTATCTATACCTCCTTTAGTGCGAACTGTCTGTGCTTTAGTTCCTCCTAGTAGTACGTTGTTATATGCTAGTGTATTATCTCCTTCTATATCTTTAGGCCCTACCTCGAACTTCTTTAGCGCAACTGTTTCTTCTTTTGTTAATGTATTAATGCTAGATACTAACCTAGCCCACGCACCGTTGCTGTTCATATACAGTAACTGGTCGTTCTCTCTTTTTTTTGCACTAAATAAAGCTTCTCTTGCTTTTAGCTGATCTTTTACACTCTGGGAGAATCCTGATCCTATTGTTTCTGTCCCCATTACCTGTTTTTATTTACATTTTCAAAATTTTCTAAGGCTTGATCCTTATTGTACGGTATCCGTAACTGTATTCCTGGTGTTATGTTTAATGAACCTTTATAGAAATTATTTGCGCTTGCTATAATCCACCATAGGTTTGAGTTACTGTAAAACTCCTGTGCTAGTACATCATACCGGTCTCCATAAGACGATATAACATAGGTATCGTTTTCGTTTAACGGTACTTCTGGGTATATAGTAGTACTCCTGTACTGTTTTCCGTTAGGTGATTTTATTTTTGTTATATTTCTATATCTATTCGGCATATACTACGGCTGTTATTCTATAAATTTAGCTTTACCAGTTCCATTAGGGGTTGGATTAGTAATATACGGAAGTAATTGGGTTTTTCCACCTACTTTTCCAACTGCTTCTGGTACAAAGTTGTGGATTGGTTTAAATGTTAAACTACAGTCCATAATTTGCGGTAATTCTTGCATGTCGTCGTCTGTCTGTCCTTCTACGTTTTGATAAGCTATTTCCCAGTTGTAGTCTGTATTCCATGTATAGTTTACACTTTCTATTATCCCTGGTACTTCGTATATGTAGTCCCCTACTGTTACTTTAGCTATAGTTCCTCTCATAAACTTACCGTCTCCTCCGTATGTTGGAGCTGTAACGGATGCTAGTGCTGCCATTTTTCTGTACAATGGTTTCATTTCCTGTCTAGAAGCTGCTGCTATATTAAACCCTATATTCATACTTCTAGAAAAACCTTGGTAAGTATAAAAGTCTTCTGCTCTTCCTAAATACTTCGTAGTATCCCAAGCACCAGTATAACTATCGCTGAGTTCTGTTAGGAAGGCTCTAAAGTAGAGGAAGGTGGTATCTTCTGGTGTGATTATTTGAAAGTTAAATTTTATGAAGTCTCTGGAGTCGTCTGTGTCTTTCTTGTCACTTACATCTAATTTATTTATTCGATCACTTAGTCCTAGGTCTGTAGTGTAGTTCGTTCTAACTACACCTGGTTTTCCTTGATTTCCTAACCCTACTCTTGTTTCTTTGTTGATTGTACGTGAGTTGTAGTCTACGGCAAATGATCCAGTTCTAAAGTTCTGTATACTGCCTGGGTTAATAGGCCTACTATAGTCTCCTGTTACGTTTTGGTCTACACTTTCTATTGTATCTCTGTCAGTGTTAGCTCTTAAAGGGATAGCACCGTCATTACCGAATACTGTGCCTTTTTGTAGGTTTCTTATATTATCTGCAGTACCTTTAGATGTAAAGGTGTCTTCTGAACTGTATGTGTTGTCGATTCTAGGAGTTAGTTCGGTAATATCTCCTTCGTCAGTGGGTACTTTATTGCTACGGCCTCCTACTAACCCTTGTCCGGGGGATTCTGTGGTTTGTCTTGTGTCTCCTTTTAAAGGAATTGAAGAACCGGTTAGTGCGTTGAGGGTGTTTTCTTGAGTGGTTGATTTACCTTTTGCTTTATCGTCGTTTATACTAAATACAGAAGCTTCGATTTCTTGGAAGCCTGTTACTGTTTCTGCGCTGCCCGATACATTGCTGCTGATTCCAAAGTTACCAGAAGTTGCTGTGGTTTGTCTTGTGTCTCCTTTTAAAGCAACTGCAGAGCCGGTTAGTGCATTAAGGGTATTTTGTTGAGTGGCATACTTACCTTTTGCTTTATCATCATCTACCTCAAATACAGAAGCTTCTACGTCTTGTAAACCTGTTGCTGTTTGTGTGCTGCTCGATACATTGCTACTAATTCCAAAACTACCGGAGGTTGCTGTAGTTTGTCTTGTGTCTCCTTTCAGTGAGACTACATTACCTCTCTGTACATTTTGAGTGTTTTGTTGGTCTGTAGAGGTTGCTTTTGCCTTTTCACTGTCTATCTGGAAGGGTGTTATTGCAGTCGTATCTCCTGTTACTGTTTGTGCGCTGCTTGATACATTACTACTGATTCCGAGGTTTCCTGAAGTTACTGTGGTTTCTCTAGCTCCTTCTTCTTTTACTAAAGGAATTGATGCTCCAATTTGTGTGTTAGCTATATTTTCCTCAGTCGAATTAGTAGCTTCAATACTTCCAGTGCTAGCAGGGCCTATTTTATACCCTTGTCGTCCTGTAACGTTACCTGTTATACTTTGGTTTGTAGTTCCGAAAGTTTCTTTAGTAGCTGTTGTTGCAGTACCTCCTTGTATTGTTATTACGCTTCCAGATTGAGCGAGAGCTGGTGTGGGAGTGTCTACTCTGCTTTTGCTGAGTTCTGTTTCTGTGTTTCCGAAAGGAGTGGATGATCCTGATGCTTTTAAGTATGATGTAATGGGAGGGACATACTCTGGACTTACATTGTCAGGTAGTATAACTCCTCCAGTCTCTGCTACTTTTGTATTAAGTTCTGTATCAGTTTTTGTATATGTAGATTCGTCTGTCCAGTTCTGAGTATGGTGTAATTTCTTTTCAGTAAGAGTTGATTGTCTGTCTGCTAAATCAGACTTATCTTTTGGAAATAGTACGTTATATCCTTTGCTACCATCGTTGTTGATGATTATCGGTGCTCCTCGTAGTGCTCTTGCTGGAGCTGTTAAATCTAAAGCGTAGTACTTGTTAATATATGTATCAGTATTAAACCCTCGTACAAAATGTGTACCTGTTCCGTTTACAGGAACCTGAGCTAAGGTTGATCCTACAATTTTAAGTACTTGTCCTGCTGCTGCTACTGTAGCATCTAATCCTCCTACAGCTCCTGCTAAGAACACTCCTGCAGCCGTTGCTCCACCTTTTTGATTTCTTTTTTTATCAGCAGCTGCTTTGGTTTTGCTTGCTATTTCAGAAGCACTTAGTAGTGCTTGATTGCCTATAAACTTTAAACCTGGTTTATCAACAAGCATTTGAGCGATACGGGAAGTATCGTCAATACGTGTGTTGAGTTGTAGGCCAATTGTATTGTCGTTGTTCTGTGGTGGATTCTTTATATCTTTTACTACATAAGGAGCCTGTGTCCCTGTTTCGGAGTATTTAACCGAACGCAGGGCATCCATATTACCTTCATTATAGTTCTGTAAGATCCCCATTTACTATCCTGGAGTGTTATCTGAGTATTTAGGAGGTGTTACTCCGTTTAAGTCTAATTCAGATGCTGGTCTTAAAATTGCAGGGTTATTATTTAATGAAGATTCAGAGTGTAGCGTTGATTCTGGATCTGCTCCTGGGTTTTGTCCTGGTGTCTGTCCTCCTAATCCTAGGTTAGAGTTAGGTAGTTGATTTGATAAAATTCCGTTTGCCATAATTGTATTGTTTATTTGTTTTATTATAAATAGAAGTTAAGAACTTTTATAAGAATTTATCGCTAATGTTTCACCTACTTTGTTTCCGTCTAAGAAAACATCACCTCCTTTAGATACGACTGATATTAGTGTATCTAGTTTAGCAGATATTTCTGCCATAGAGTTATCTTCTCCTCCTCCTTCTCCTCCGAATAAGTCTCCTACAATGCTTGCAAGTGGTGTAACAACGATTGCGAATGTTGAAAGTGCCATTAATGCCGGTATTGCTGCTATCCCTGTCATTGCTATCATTCCTAAGCCTGCTGCTATAGACATTAATGCTACTCCCACTAGTAGTAGTTGTGGTGCCATAGTTGCTAATCCTTGTAACTTATCTACAATAGTTTCTATAGGAGTATCTCCAAGTAAACTAAATGCGTGAGTTACTGGTATAAGTGCTAACCCTAGTGCTGCTATTGCGATTGATCCTGCGATAATAAGTGGGGCTGCGGTTCCTAACAGTGCTGCTGTTGTTCCAAGGATTGCTATTCCGGAAGCAAAGCCGATAATAGTTTCTACACCTACATCTCCTATTAGTGAGAGTCCGTGCGCTATAGGAGTGAGTGCTAATCCTAGTACTGCTAATGCAGCTGATCCTGCAATAATAAGTGGGGCTGCGGTTCCTAATAGAGCTGCTGTTGTTCCAAGGATTCCTATTCCGGCAGCAAAACTAAAGATAGTCCCTATATCTACTCCTTCTAATAAAGAGAGTCCGTATGTCATCGGTATAAGAGCTAACCCTAACAGTGCTAGTGCAGCAGAGCCCATAGCAATAGGTCCTATTAAGAATCCTAACCCTGCTGCGGCTAATCCTAGTAGAGTTACTGCTCCTGCAAAAGCGAACATTTGACCTGGGTTGACGCCTTCAAGTAACTTAAATGCGAAAGCAGCTGGTATTAGTGCTACTCCTAATATTCCCATAGCTAGTGCTCCTTTTATTACGGAAGAACTGCTTTTACCTATCAGTGCTAAAGTTATTCCAAACATTGCAATTGAGGTAGAGAATGCGAGCATTTGTGCTGGATCAACTCCTTCGACCATTTTTAGAGCTAATGCAAAAGATCCTCCTATAATTACTCCTGCTATTCCTAGTGCTAAAGAACCTTTTACTACCTCTCCAAACCTTTTACCGATCGCTGCTAATCCATTCCCTAGTCCAGTAAAAAAGTCCTCTATTCCCTTACCTTTGATTTTACTCATAATATATAGTCCAGGTGAAGCGATTCCTAAAGATATTAGTGCTGGTGCTGATAGGAGAGCGTTAAGTGCGCCTTTAAGTACGTCTTTAGATTTCATTTCTTTTAATCCGGCTGCTAACCCAGTGAAAAACTCTTGTATTTTTGCGCCTGTTCCTTCTTTTACTTTCCCTGCATCTTCAGATGTTTTTGAGGTTTTCTTCATTGCATCGGAGACTTCTGCTGTCTTATCTCCTCCTCCTTTTTTCATATTTGTAATCATCTTACCTTGAGAGGAGTCCTTACCGTACCAGTCTCCTGCTTTGGATTGTACCTTCTTCCCAAGACCTCCTTGAAAACTATCTTTTATTCCGTTTGCTGCTTTTTTAGCTAATCCTCCAACACCTTTCAAGCCACCACCCATCTTTGTTATTGAGGCAGTCATAGCAGTGAACCCTTTGACTCCTATTCCTACAAAACTTGCTATTTTATTTGCTGCCATATACCCGGCTATAAGTCCGAATGCAACAGTAAGAGGTATTGTTACAGCTTTCCATTTTAGTAACCACCCTACAATAGCTGCTACAGGTCTGATGATATTAAGCATAACATCTACTATCGGAACGATTGCTTCTAAGATTGGAGCAAAGGCTTGAGCTAATCTATCCATGGATTTCTTAATTTTAGATTGTATGTCCATCTGTTTGGATTGCTCTAAAGTAACTCCTCTAGCGGCTGCTATCTGGTCAGCGGTCATATTAGACATTGCTTCTTGTGTTAGTACCATTTTACCTAACTCAGCTCTAGACATTCCCATTGCTTTAGCCATAGCAGTCTGTTGAATACGATTCATACCTGCGTATTCTGCAGCTGATGCTCCGTTTTTCTCTAATTCTTTTGCAACTCCTTCTAAATCGTTATTAAGTGCAAGCTCTCTAGCTTTAGATAAGTTTATATTTTTACCGGTTAGTAGCTGTGCTTCTAGTTCATTACCGATTGAATCTTCAAAATTCATTAAACCATCCGCTATCTGGTTTATTTTTGCTAGATCCATCCCTAATTTTCTAGCTGCTGAAGCTGCTCTACCTAATGCTTCTACATTACCACCGCTTGATGCAACGATATCGTCAGAAGCACTTAATACATCGTCGTAAACTACTTTTTGAGAGATTCCTGCATCTACGTTGTCGTATATAGCGTTACCGATATCATCAGCTGATTTACCGGTCTGTTTCATTACCATCCCTAAGGTCCTAGCTTGTTCTGCGGATACTCCTAGTAGTTGTGTCGCGTCTGCTATCTGACCTATCTGTTGTGGTGTGAATATCGTAGCTGCATTTAATCCGGTTTGTTTAGTAAACTCAGCTGCTGTTTTTAACAAATCGGTCATTGAAGCTACTTCTGTGTTGACTCCTCCTAGGGAGGCAGCAGATTGACCGGTTAATTGTATGAATTCTGTCTGTGCTTTATTGACTTCAAAGAAAGCAGTAACTATTGCAAGTGCTGCAGATGCTGGATCGTTCAATGCTCCGCCGAATCCTTTAGCAAGTGTAGAGAAACCTTTAGCAGCTATCTGTAGTTTGTTAAACTTCTCTCCTCCTTCTGCTGTAGACTTAGCCATTGCACGCATTTCTGCTGCAGAGTCTTTCATAGCGTCATGGAATATTCCAGATCTCATACCTAATCTCTCCATTAATGCTCCAGTACCTCCAACTAATGCACCTGTTACACCTGTAAGTCTAGATATCTCTTTTTCTTGACCTTTTCTTACTTGTAGAGTATCGTGTATCCCCTTGTATGCACCTTCTTGGTCTTTTAGAAACGCTAATGCTGCTTTTGCTTCGGGTTTAATGCCCTTTTCTAGTTTAACTCTAGCTCTCTGTACACCTAATATTTGCTTTTCGTAATGGTCTACAGCTTTAAGTTTTAAAAAGGCGCCGTTATCGTTGCCTTGAGCTTCTAAGTCTATAGCAGCTTGTTTGAGTTTATTAATGTGGTTTCTTTGCTTAGTCTCCTCTTCTCTTGCTTTTTCTGCTTTTTGGATTAATGCTTCTTGTCCTGTGAATTGAGATGCTGCTACTCTTGCAGCTTCGTAGGCAAGCCCTAGTTTTTTCTCTATACTTTCTAGATCTCGTGTCCTAAGGTCTAATAGTCCTAGTTCGTCGTTTTTTAACTTACCCGCCTGTTCTACCAGTCCTTTAAAAGCAGATTTTAATTGGTTGGCAGGTTTGTTAACAGCTCCAAATTCTTTCGCTATTCCTACCATCTGTTCGAATAGGTTCGAAGCAGAGTTGTCTACATCCCCAATATCTCTTGCGAGTTGCTTGAATTCGTTTCTTAGCGATTGTATATTTTTAACAGCTTCAGTATCCCCGAGTTTTAGAGGTTCTTGGTTCATCTGTACTCTCAGCCTGTTAATATCTTGTATTAATTTTTTTGCTTCTTGGAGTCTTATGTTTTCCTGTTGTTGCTGATTCGCCATTTACTGGAGTTGTTTAATTATAAATAGTTAAGGCTCGCGTTATTTGCGAGCCCTTGTACTATATGTAGGCTTTTTAATCGTATTACCTTTCAGTGTCTGCGATTTCTTATTAACCTTATCGTATTCTTCTTTTTCTTTTTCGTAAAATTCCTGTATGCTTTTGAAAGTAAAGTTTCTCAACCATATTGGCATATTGTAAACTGTATCAAAATCGTACCCTGCTTTTCCGTGGAATACTATCTCATGTATTTGTTTAAATACCGAAACCCTATAGGTTGGCGTCAGGCCAAAGAAAATTAACCCCGATAGGGACATCCATCCCCCCTTCTGGTCCGTTCTCTAGATATACCTTCATATCTACATCGGGTTGAAAGTCTCTAAGGTAGTTTCTAAACGCTCTAGAGTCTCTTGCTAGGAATTGATTATCTACGAAGGATCTAACGTTCTTTTTCTCACCATCACCATCTACTGCAAGTATCATATGCTTTAACCTGGTGGATAGTTCTGCAGAAGAATCTTTATTAATCTTCTTTAATCCTTTTACTTCTCCGTCAATTCTCTGTTCGTCACCGTGGTTTAGTAATTTGAAGGTTATTACTGTTCCGGATGTAGGTAGTGTGTAGTTGAAACTATTCTCTGTTGCTTTCTCAATATCCTTATGAAGAGGCTTGTTCTCTAATAAAGATAAGTCGATAGCTTCTTTTTGTCCAGCATAGTCGAATTCGTAGTCTTTTCCGTAACCTAAGATACGTGCTGCGATTAGTAAAGCGTTTTTATCTCCTACTAACAATTCGTTGTAGTCTATTTTTTTGTCTACAATTAGTGCTTGTAGTAGTTTATCGATAACTACTCCTCTTTCTATAAAGTTTTGATTTGTTAGAATATCCTCTTCTTTTGCTGTCATGTACTTCATTTCAATTGTACCTGATGCTAGAAGTGATTCTTCTGAGTAAAGTTTTCCTTGTGAAGGTAGATCTACTACTTCGCTAGGGAATTTTTGTGCTTGTTCCATAAATTTTATTAGTTATAACTAGTTCTAAATATAAATATACGAGTAATATATTTCTAAAACAAC